ATTGATACTTGCAATATTTGTAGCTGTTGTATTTACATTTGATATGGAACCAGCAACTGTATTTATATTGCTTGCATTAGATACAGCAGAGTTAATGTTACTAGCATTAGATACTGCACTATTGATATTTGATGAGTTACCAGCTACAGCAGTGATGTTTGAATTATTTCCAGCTACAGCATTTATATTTGTTGCATTACCTTGAACGGCATTTATATTAATTTCATTATTTGCTACGGACGTAACGTTAGATGAAATACCAGCTACTGTCGTTACGTTTGTATTGATACCAGCTACTGTATTTATATTGCTTGCATTACCAGCTACGGAGTTAACATTACTGATAGCTCCAGCAACTGTGTTTACACTGCCTACGCTTCCAGCAACTGTTGTAATTTCTGTTGCCTTTGGTACTAATCTGTGAAATGTGTAGGTATGATCTGTAGTTGTTGTTTCTACTAAGAATCCAAAACCAGAAGGTATTGTTGCACTTACGCCAGTAATAATAACTGCGTTACCAGTACCTCTACCATTTGCAATAGTAACTGTAGTTCCACTTGGAGCTAAGTTTGTTGAAGCTGCCTTAACTGAAACTATAGTTCCAGCTTCACCATTTGCATCTGGGTTAGAAGTCGGAAAACTTGTTTCATTATCTATTGGTACAAAACCACCAACATCATCAATTAGATCTATAATCCTGTCGTTGATAGCTGCGGTTGTCGCAATAGTTGTATCGTTGTCTGGAAATGTATCACCATCTTTGACAGTATCTCCAGTAGTTATATTAAAGTATCTAGCGTCAGCTTCTGTTTCAGTAAAGTATCTTCCATCTAAAGCACCGTTAGTTAGTTCTGTTTCAGTAAAATATCTACCATCTAAAGCACCGTTAGTTAGTTCAGTTTCAGTAAAATACCTGTTATCTAACTGACCAGCATCTAGTTCAGTTTCTGTGTAATATCTGCCGTCTAATGTTCCGTCAGCTATTTTTGCATCGGTAACTGCATCATCTGCAATCTTAGCTGTTGTTACATTGCTATCTGCAAGTTTAGTTGATGTAACAGCATCGTTAGCTAACTTAGCAGTTGTAACGGCAGTAGCTTGAATTTTAACTGTAGTAACAGCATCAGTAGCTAATTTATCTGTTGTTACTGAACTGTTAGTTAATTCTGTAGTACTTACCGCACTAGGACTGATTTTTGCATTAGTTACTGCATCGTCTGCTATCTTAGCGGTAGTAATCTGTGCATCTGCTATGTGAGCTGTATTTATACTGCCATCTACATAATGCTCAGAGTTAATTTGATCGTCTCCTATTTTTGCTGCTGTTACTGCATCATTTGCTAATTTAGAAGTATTAACGCTTTGATCTTTAATTTTTGCAGTTGTAACTGCTGAGTCTCTTATATCAGCCGTTGTTATTTCTTGGTTCTTTTCTTGTGCTGAGAAACGAACTAATCTATGGTTTGCATTTAACTCAGCAGCTTTGATAGAGGAACCGGGTTGAAAAGTTACTGAGTCAGAATTTTCTAAGTTAGTTTCTCTATATATACGGACTCCACCATTAGTAGAACCTGATACAGAAGCTTGCTTAAATATTACGTTAGAACCATTGACTGTGTATTCAGTTGTCTGTGCAGGAGGATTAGTTGCTGTATAGGTTAATGGTGTACCACCATCTATTGCAACTTTAATATCCTCTGCTTTTATATATTCAATTGAAAATGTGTAGGATGCACTCCCACCATCTTTATATTCTTCAGTTGTCGCCATTTGTTTTCTAACTTTTTAAATTGGCGGTGGATTTTATTTCGGCATCTCTAAGATTTTCTCTATCGTGCCTTTGTTTGCTTTTCTGTTTTTTAGTTTTTGATTTCTTTCTTCAACGAGTAGCTTTTGGACATCGGGATCATTTTTAAGAGATGCCCAAGCTCTTTTCTTAGCTCTGTCAAACGACTTTGCAATTCGCTTGTAGTGTGGGAATGATCTTGGTTCAACATCAGACATACCATTTCTTTTGTGCCAATTCATCTCAGCAATAGATACCTGTATTGATTCTTCTGAAGCCATCTTGTCAAAATCAGCTATTAGATTTTGTTTACCTATAGCTTTCTGATACATAGATCTAACCTTTGGACTGTCAGATAAATCTGTACCATCTGGAGCTGAGTATGTAGTTGTTCGTAAGTCGTAACCACTATCAAATAACAACTGTCTACCGGGAGAGTAATCTAAGTTAAAGTTCACTGGTGAGGCGGCATTAAACATACGAGTAATGAAGTCGTGATCTTTTATAGGTCTGCCAGTTAAAATGTCGTATTTAATTGGTAGTGCTTCTCCTGCGATATTTTCAGTTATTAAGTTTCTGTTTCTTATAGAACTACCAATATCAGATCCTAGTTCTCTTGTGTAAGGAGTTAGTACTTTACCTATCTCATTTCTAAGACCAGATAAAGGAACAGTGTTATTCATCAACGAAGCAATAATTCTTTGTTGCTGTCCGGGAGCACCAGAAAATAAATCCACAAATGACTGTAATCCAGCTAAGTAAGATTTACTTGTAGCTGTATTAGCTAATGCCATTGATAGTTTTAATAGTCTATCTTCTGCCCACTCTTCACCCATGAGATCCATGTGATCTCCAATATCTCCTACTAACGCAAGTATTTGGTTATAAGGTTCAAAGGCATCATAGTTTACCCAGAGTCCACCAATTTTTATAGTTCTTGGTTTCCATCCAGCATCTAACCATGCTTGTCTTTTCTGTCTATCTGTTGGTCCATTACCATGTAACTGACCATTTAGATATGCCATACTTGCCATGGTCAAAGCTGCTGTACCCATAGCTAATCTTCCATTCTGTACAGCTTTAGCATTCATCAAATCTCTAGCATTATGTATGCCGTATTGATGTAGGTGTGAAAGATTATCTCCGGGTTTTGCTTTAGCTATAAGGTTAAACTCATCAACTAAGAAGTTAAATCCGGGAGTATGTTTTGCTGTTAAGGTCAAACCATTAATACCAGTTCTAGCGAATAGAAAGAATGGTCTAGCCCATGGTGCAGCATTAAAAGCATCACCTAACTTCTGTGAGAATCCTGTTAGATCTTGTGTAAGTGTTGCTTCTTTTCTACTGTATTCAGCAGCAGCATCAGTAAGGTTTCCATCAGGTGTAAAAATTTCTTTGTTGAAATTATCTTCTGCATCTCTAAAGAACTTAGAGTCAAGATTAGCAAAATTAGAATCAGGTAATTTTTCAGCAGCTTCTAGAAATGCTTTTTCTCTAGCTCTAGCTCTACCAATTATTAATGCAAAAGCATCGTCAGTAGATGCCATGATTTTGGTTGAGTAAGTAAGAAGACTACTATCATTCAAACCTCTAACCATATTTGCTGTACGATATAAAGCTTTATCTACCTTGTTGCCTCTAGTCTCTGCCCAGTGACCATACATAGTCCACTGGTCATCTAATTTATTTCTTTCTACAAATCTAGTTTTCATAGTAGACAGTTCACCTGTCCAATAACTATTTAGTTTCTTTTTAAATAATTGGAAAGATTCCGGTATTGCTTCACGCATTGCATTTAATGCAGCTAAACCAGCTCTACCCGCAACCATATCACCACTTAATGTTCCACCTATAGCCATAGCCATTGGTCTAGCAAATGATGCAGTAGATGTACCCATGATTGCTCGGACTGCTGTTTTAGGTCCAGACAAAACACTATGAGTAAACATAGTTCCCATCTCTCTTAGGAATGCACCTGTCTGTTTCTTATCACCAGCAAACGTACCACCTCTCATTTTCTTACGCATAAATGCGTCAAGATCATCAAGAGTATGTACACCATCTGCCATAGATATACCTTCAAACATAGTTTTAAATACTTCGTCACCGTCTTGTTCGGTGGTCATATCTAAAGCCATACGAAAAGCATCTATACTTTTCTGAACTTCTTTGTCTATTGCTTCGGCTGCTTGTTTTTTAGTTTGTCTTATACGTGAGTCACCAAATTCAGCAAGCTGTTGGGATACTTCTGAACTAGATATTTTTCTTAGCCTTAAACCAGCAATAAGTTTCTCAACCATTTGCTGAGCTGGACCATCTATATCTTTTAAATCAGCAATATCAGCTAACTCTCTAGCAGTAATACCAGCATCTCTTATGTCATTAAACAAAGAGGTGTTAACCATGTCTAATGCTTTTATATATTCTGGTTTTACATATTCACCAACCTTTCTCTTCTTACCTGTTTTAGTGGTCTTGTAAATAGGTGTTTGGTCTTGAGTAAATTTCTTAAAGAACTCTTTTGTAGAAACTTGATCTGTATTTCTGCCTTCATAAACAGCTCTAAACATATCAAGATCTTC